GTCTGGTTGTGAAAAAGTTTGTTCGTTAGTACCAGCAGTAGCTTCAACTGAACCTGCTACAACTCCACAAACTTCTTGTTGAGTACCTACATAAGCACCTGAAGCATTAACTGTCCAGTTTGCCGTAAATGCACCTGTAGATGAGTTTTTAGTTCCACCGATAAAACCATTCTCTGATCTTACTGGACCTGAAAAAGTAGTATTTGCCATAATTATTCTCCTTGTTAAATGATATAGTCTTAAGGCCGTCTGCTGGGGCAGTCTATATCAAAATTTATTCCCAGTGTTTCTATTATACATAAAAAAAGGGCGGCCATAAAGACCGCCCTTTAGTGTCAAATAACTAAGTATTAGCTAGTTGGTAAGTTTCCGTTACCAAAGATAGCTCTTGGGTCTGACCAACCAAAAGAGTATCTTTCTCTTGCTTTGAATCTTACGTTACCTGTTTCGAAGTCACCTTCCATTGCAGTTTTGATAGGACTTCTAACAAAATGCTTAAGACCGTTAGGTGCATCAGTTAAAAGGAAGAATGAATCAGTATCAGTTAAGAAGTGATTAATTCTGTATCCTTCTGGAACCATGCCCATGTTTCTTAAAGCATTGATGTCATTGTCTGCAGTTCCTACTCTAAGAGGTGATTTCATGATTCTTTCAGCAGTAAATTGTAATTCTTTTGGAATTATCATTTTTCTACCAGAAAGAGCAATTTTTAATCCTCTCTCATCGACGAAACCTGCAATGTCAATCAAAGATTGCTCAAGAGATGTTTCGTTCAAGTCAGCAGCAGTTGCTAATACGTTAGAGAATGTACCACCAGTTGATAGTGGGTGTGCATTTGAAATTAAAGGCACATTGTCTCCTCCGTTATAACCGCTTGATTTCTGTGCATTGTTTAACACAGAAGCTGCTTTAACTTGTTTTGTGTTTGACATACTTCTTGCAAGAGCTTTAGTGTATCTTGCGCCTAGTCTGTCATACAGGTTGTCTTCGATCGCTTCCTCAGTGATTGAGAAACCAAGAGCGATAGTCTCGTGTGAGTATCTGCTAGTGAATGATTCAGTAGCTTGATCGTACACGATACTTGCGCCTTCTTGTTTTACTGGAGCAGAACCGAAACCTGCTAACATAACTTCTTCTTCAAACGCTCTGTCCGAAGTTTCAGTCATGAAGATTTCAGAGTGCTCATTTTCATAACGATCATATTCCAGGCCAAATAGTGCATTTAAACCTGGCTCTAGTTCTTTAACTAGTTGCGAACGTGATATAGCCATATTTTATTCTCCTATTATACGCCTGTTCCACTTCTAAAGAAGTGATTGTTGATTCTAACAAGAATGTTAGCATTAGCTGAAGCAGGGTCGCTATTGTCTGGATCTTGAGAGATATCGATCGCTTGTAATACGAAAGTACTATCAGTTCCAGTAGCAGACTTGTCAAGCTGTACTTTTGAGATTCCTGTTATTGTGTTGCCGGTCACATTAGTTACGGAATAGTTCGTAAACAAATCTGATCTAGCAAAAGTGTCGTCAGCATCAATTAAAAACACCGCATCTGGATCGTCAACAACGAAAGCTGTAATATCGCTCGCGTTAACGCTTCCCGGGTAATAATTTTTGTAAGTCGGCTTTTGCGTAGTAGGATCTGTGTAGAAACATCCGTTGAATACACCCACAACAGCTACACTTGTACCAGCAATATGTCTAGTGATGTCACCATCAGTTTCAACTGTTACCAAGTCACCTTGGAAAATCGCAGTTGTGTTATTTGCTGATATTGTATATCTGTTTTGAGCTCCAACTAATGGTGTACCGTCTAGTTTTCTGTATGGTCTTAGACCAAATTGTTCAGAAACGTTAGCCATATGTTTTACTCCTATTATTGTTAATTGTTAAGCCGCCTTCATGGTAGGTAATGTTAAAAAATTAACTCTTACGTCCACCACCAAAGGTCACTCTGGACTGCCTATCAATATTGATTGGCATTCCTGGGTGCTGTTCCTTCATAAGATCATTATCAACAGCGGTGATTTGGTCTTGCGTTACTTTTGAAAAGTAAGCATTACGCTGTTCTAAGATCTCTGTTGGTATCCTTGCCAGCACAAGGCCTCCAATCCCGATGAACCCCTGATATTGTCCTTTTGCTATGACAGGGTATTTCATTGCATCAACTGAATCTTTATATTCATCAGCTCTTACAAATTCATAACCCTCCCTAAGTTTTTTAGATACATTTCCTGTATCTTCAAAACCAGCAACTTCAGCTCTAATCCATCTATGGACAAAGCCTTCTGGAGCAGGTGGAGCATCCAAACTGGACGGTAGAGTCCAAGTTTTTTTCCTTGTAGTAGATTCTCTTGAATCTGACTCGCGTGAGGATTTATTTATTTTATTCATATTATTTCGCCTCCTTCACGAATTTCGCGTATTCCTCTAGTGGCACCCCTAATTTTTTAGCAATAGCTACCTGTGACTTGGTGAGTTTCACAACTTTGCGTCCTCCTTGCTTACGAGAAACACCTGCAACGTTTTGGACGGGACGTCTTGGTTCTGTTTTTTCAACATAGTTCTCATTTGCATCAGCAAATTTCTGAGGGAAATATTCTCTCATACGTTTGTTAATTTCATTATAGTAGGCATCACTTTCTGCGTCAAACCCCTGCCCTATAAGCTCATCATGTAAACCCATAGCTGCAGATGTCATAACCCTATCCGTACCAAACCATTCATTTTCAGCAGCCCAATCTTGAGCCCTTGGACTCACTCTTGGTTGCTCTAATTCCTGTGTTAATTGCGGTTGTTTTGCCTGTTCTTCTTGTTGTTTTTTACGATTTTCTCTGTCTGCTATAGAAATCTTAATTTTTTCCTTTTCTACAGCTAATCTAGTTAAGGCTTCATTAGCCTCCATGATTCTTTCAGAGTCTTGAGAATCAATAGCTTCTTTAAGCATAGATTTAACTTTTGCTTTCTCCGCCTCAACTCTTGCATCGTATTCTTTTAAATAACTTTCATCAGTAGATTCATATTTTTCATTTACTGAATCATATTTCTTTTGAATACCTTTTGCATATTCGATAGCTGCTTTTTCTCTTCTCTCAGCCTCTCGATATTTAAATGTAAGATCTTTAATTCTCTTTTGAACTTTATCAGAATAATCTCTTAAGTCATCTTCTGATGCAGTTTCTTTTTGTGTTTCTTTTTTTTGAATTGGATCTTCTACAACTTCTGTTGCAGGAGCATCCTGTTTCGATTCAGATTTTACATCTCTGTATCCTAAATCGACTTCTTCTTTTTTGATTTCAGAAACATGCTGCTCATCATTTTGTTCAACTTCAATAGTTGTTTCTTGAGCATCACTTGTATCTAAATCAACTTGGTCTTTTGCTTCTATAGACATAGCACCTCCTAGTAGTTATGGATAATGTTTTGCGGATCCGATACAGTTCCAATGATTTCATCGTCATTGAGTATTCGTACTTCACCGATATCAACTTTAAATCTGGATCCTGCGTAGCGTCCAAACACTACCCAATCACCTTCTTTGCACCATGGACCAGTTGGAAATTTTTCTTCGTCTTTATAACAAAGAGGTCCCATTTTAAGAACGAGTGCACATGTAGTTGCTAATGAAATTCGTTCTTGTGATTCGTCTGACATATATATTCCACCTTTAGTTTTTTTAGGTGGTACATACGGTCTGACTAGTATTCTCCATCCTGTTGGATCAGGAATCTTATCTAACATTTCGTCGATAGATTTAGGATCTGTAGGAATTGAAATTTCTTGTTCTTTTTTTATTTCTTCTGATATTTTAGAGCCGTCCGGCTTCACCAGGGTCGTTGTCATCTTTATCCTCATTTTTCAGCAGGTCTTTAATAACCTGAAGCAGTTCTTCAAGTGAACTGATTTCACCTCTAGTATACTGTAGCTTTTCAATCGAATCTACACTGTACACCAAATGCTCCTTTTTTCTGTCAATGAGTCTTCTGGTTTCTCGTCGAATTTTTTGAACTGTTTCGTAATCTAGCTCAATCATTTTCTTTTACTTGTCTTCTCCCATGATTTGTTACAAAGGTAGCATCCTAAGTTACCTAACTTGTACCAAAACCATTTATATATCCTTTTGAAAAAAGACATATTCGATTTCTAGTGAAAATTGAGATTTAAAGCAAGTGTTTATTTTTTGCCGATGCCTAGATTTTTAATCTCTGTTGCTTTAATACCATACACAGCACCTACTACGGTTACCCATAAACCAATCATCCACCAAGGCATATTTTGTAATTTATCGAAATAAAGATCTAGTTTTTTACTGATTTCTTCGTCTTCTGCAAATACTGAATAGGCTAATAAAAACAAGGGTGATGACAAGATTAAAAGTATGAATTCGTCCTTCCAATCGTTTTTTTGTGTTTGAAATACTTCGTTTCTTAGCTCAATCTCTCCACGAGCCATCTTTTCCGCATGAAGAAGCCTCGCCTGAGATATGGCTTGTTTTTCTTTTTGTCTGTTCTCGTACAATGTGGCTCCCGTTTTGAACGCTGAGCCTAAAAGATTTAACCATATCATAATATTTTTTTGATCTCCTTGATCCAAAATAGGGTAACATTTGCTCTAAAACCTGTAAAGCCTTCCACCCTGTCAGTGTCCAACACCAACATACTTTATGATGTTTTTCTTTTTGTTTTTTTTCTATGATGTAACCACAATCAAAAAATGTTTTAAATCTTTCTACTACATCTTTGTCTGACATAGTAACCGAACATTCTATTCTTTTTCTATTAGGACCATTACGCCAATAGCCCATAGAACCTTCTCCTTCAAATACACCCGCTAAAAAAGCTAGCTTATCTAGCTTTGATAAAATCATTAATAAATTTTTACTTTTTTAAAACCTTGAGTTTGTATTGATTTAGTACCACGTTTAGAAACCATCATACCTTTGTTTGCTCTAACAACACTTACTCTTTGAATAGGGCCTTTACTTTCTGTTGTTGATGGTTTAGCTGGTTCTATAGCAGGAATACTTTTTGTTTGAAATTGTTGTGCACCTGAGCCTTCTATCGAAGCCATAGACATACTTTTCTTATTGGAAGATAAACCCATAGCTCTTCTTCCTTTTTGAACATCAGATATAGTTTTTAATGCAGTATATGCCGTTGCTCCTGGTAAAGCCATTTTTGCACCCATAGACCTAACATTAGCTGAAAAAGTACCAGCGGGAGAAGTTATGCTATCTGTAGCAATTCCTGGATCAGATGGTCCTACACTTCCTACTCCAACTGATGCTGCTCCTGCAGCTGTTGCTGCAGCATTAGCTGCTTCGGATCCCATATCACCAGTATCTCCGGAACCTCCGCTACCACCGCCATCCGTTCCACCAGCTCCATCCGCACCACCAGCTCCACCAGTATCGCCTGGACTAGATGCCCAGAAACTTGGTATACCGTTTATTTTTTTACCGGATCCACCTAATGATTTTAATATTTTTGCTTCCCTTGGACTTATGTATGCAAGAAATTCTCCTTTAGGAGCTTTTTCTTCTAATTGTTTTATAGTAAATTTTCTTTTTCTACTTCTTTTTTTCTTCATTTAAGTATTATAACTTAATTTTTTATATAAAGTCAGACCTTGTGAATTAGGTCCACGTTTAGGCGGTGGGCCGAATCTTTTACCAGGTAAATTATTTCTTTTACCTTTTTTTGTCATTGGCATTATTTTTTACTTTGTGATTTTTTAATTGATTTAGCTGTTGGAGCACCTTTAGAACCAGGTTTTCTCATTTTCTCTCCAGAGCCTGCAGCTATTCTTTTTTTCTTTTGTTGGATATTATACCAAAGACCTTTTTTAGCCATGGTTCCTTTTTTGGTTTTATGGTAACCTTTTTTCATTACTTTTCTCCTCTTAAAGATTTATTAATTGCTTGAGCTTTTGCTAACTCAAGTTTTTCTCTTGCAACATCCATTCGTTCGTCTGCTTGATCAGAATTTTCTTCAAGTTGTAACATTTTGAGTGCAAGTTCTGCTTCTTGTCTATCCATGTTTCCTTGTTCTTTCATTTTTGCTTCTTCTGCTTTTCGTTGTAAGTCTAAAGCTCTTAAATCTATTTCTTGTTGTTTTAATCTTACTAACGGATCTTGTTGAGCACCTTGTTGTGCTGCTTCCGCTTGTGCAAGTTCTGCAGTTAATTGTGCAACCCTTTGTGCAATCAAAGGATCTGCTTGCGCTTGAAACGCTTGAGGATTTTGTTGCATCATTTGCATCATTTGTGGATCTGCCATTAATTGTGCCATTACTTCATTCGTTGCTTTCATAGAAACGTGCTCTGAAATATGTGATTGTAGTAACGCATATACTTGCGGATTAATTTGAACCATTCTAGACATCATAAATGCACTGTGTGCAGCAATGTGAGCATCATGATCTTGTTGTGGAAACGCTGTAAGCAATTGCATTTTTAATGCTTCCGCATTTTCTTTAGCAGGATCCTGTGGTGCAGGTGGTTGAGGCTCTGGTTTCATTAAAGTATCGATTTGTTTTGTTCCAAGTGCTTCATAAACTCGTCTGTAAGCTTCAAAAAGGTTATGCATTTGCGGATTAGAGAGAGCAATTTGTAATTGTGTCTGTGCAAGTGTCACTCTTTGGCTCATCGACATGATATTTGGGTCTGCAGTCGGTAAAATATCGACTCTTTGGTCAAAATCTAACGATTTTATGATTTTTGGGCCACCATAAACGTCATATGGGTACTCAGGTGGTAAAGAATCAGCAAAAATAGACGCTAAAATCTTAAATTCTTGTCTCATTGCGTAGTAACAACGCTTGTGAATGGCACTCATCACCCTTGAACCACGCTCTAACAGTGCAATTGTTGTTCCAACAGCTGCTTGTTGGTTACCATCACCTACTTGTAGGTCTGCAATAGCTGCAAATTTCTGTCCTGCAGCAACTACAAATCCTAAAAGATTGTATAAAGTAGTACTTGGTTCTTTAAATGGAAGTAATTGAAACTGATCTTTGATGTTTCCGCCTGGTGCATCCACATCTCTAAACTCTCCAGGTTGAATTGGTTGATCATCATCTCTAACTCTCATACCTCGTGACTTAAATCCTGCAGGTAAATTAGATAATGTTCCTGCATCAAGAAGTTGTCTTAGTGCTTCAGTGGCTGTTCTCGATAAACCACCAATCATATGAGTTAATCCAAAACCATAAAATCCTAATCCTGGTAAAAATTTATAATGAACAAAGTATTCAATACGATTATACTTAGGATCATCCATTCGATAATTTCTATAAATAGATAAAATCTGTCCTGTATTTTCAATTATAGTTACAATGTATGGAACTTTAATATTTTTTTCTGATTGTTCATTTTCATAATCGCTTAAATCTAAATCCACATGCATTTCTAAAACATTGTATCCAAAATTCTGAATATCTTTTTTAATACCTTCAAGTTTATCAATGGCATCTTGAGTTTTGTTTTGTGTAATTTGTGGCTCTAATAATTCAACTTCACGATATAATCCTACCGCTTGTTTTTTCATAATTTCATTTTCAGTCATTTGAATGACATGAGTAATTCTTTCACAATCTTTTAAATCAGATGCATAATAAGGAACTACTAAATCTGTTGCAGGGATAAATTTTGATACAGGTCTTTCTAATAATTCATCGTAATAAACTTTTTTAAATGTAGAACCTGATAAAGGTAGATAGAAAAGCATTTGATCTACATCCGTAGTGTACTCCTCCATTTTTTCCATTAACATATAATTCATGTATTCTTTTACACGAGTTGCTTGTTGTTCATTTTGTGGAGTTTTCAATCCAACTACATGAGTTTTAACAGGGCCATCCGGTGGTAATAATTCTTTATAAGCTTGTGCTTGGAATTGAGTTACTGCTTCTGATAACAATGGATGTGTGACACCAGACGCTCCTTTGAAAGGTCTATTTCTCACATTGTATTTTACACCTAATAAATCTAAACTTTGTACGTAGGTATCTTCCCAATCTTTTCTTGATTGTTTATCTCTTTCATACTCATCAATTAAATCATTAGCGATACGATCTAAAATGTTTTCAGACATATCTTCTGCAAGGTTTGCAGAAAAATCATCTGCTGGAGATTCTACTTCTCCTGTAGAATCTTCTGTCTCAACTTCTACATCATCTTCAATACCAGCAGGCTCTTGCTCTACTTGTATTTCTTCCTCTAATTCTTCTTGATTTTGGTTTTCAATAATTGCCATTAGTACATCCTACTATAAAGGTTTAAACATATCCACCACTAATCCGCCTGTATTATAACTTTGAACAGGTCCTTTCATAGATGGAGTTACTTTAATTGCAAACGCATCAAAATACAAGTTTGGATCGCCTGGATCTACTTTTGTATAAATTCCGTTTTTATCAGTAGAGTAAGCAGCTTTATGTTCAAATCGTGCTTTAGCTCTAGCTCTTTCGTAAGCATTCATGTTTTCTTCTATGGTTCCAGATTTTCTAATATCCTTGTATGGTTTTTTAGGATCAGAAAATGCAACTTTAATTGTTTTAGCATCAGAGCCATGGAATTTAGCATTTTGTTTCATCAATTTAGGCATAATAGCTTGAATCTTTGGATTCTTTGGATCTTTACCATAAGCATTTCCATAAAACAATGCATTTCCTTCTCTTCCCATAGACTCATTTCTTTGAGTTCTTGTATTCCATCCTGTGGTACCATCTCTAACCGAAACTCTTTCATAAGGAGCAACCGCTACATAATCATATCCTTCATCTGCAGCTCGTTTTAAATGCATTCGCAACGCATGGTTACCATAAGAACTAGATTGTAAAAAAGGAAAATATTCTCTATCCGGTATATCATAACTTCTGTCAGGAAAAGCTTTTCTTGCTGATGCATCAAGAGAACTTACTGTTGTCTCAGACATTTTACTTTTTAAACTTTTATCAATCGTTCTAAGTTGAGATAAAATAGCATTCGCTTTACTGTCCCCTGGTGCTAATTGATCTAAATCCTGCACAAGTTTTTTTCTTGCATTCTCATAAAAAGTTGCTGTGACATCTTCCATGTATGGATTTTTTCTAAAAGTACTTGAGTCTCCTTCAAAACCTGTCTTATTAGCTGCTCGTAATATTTTTGCTATTTTTTGATTAGCATCTGACTGCACATCATGAATAAATAAAACTTTTTTCCCATCTTGAGTATACCTGGTATCAAACCTAGAAAAGTACAACATATTTTTTTCATCACTATAATGACCCATACTTTTTAAAGGATTGTCATTTTTCATAATAGGTCCAGGATATTTAACTACGATCTCACGATAATTTTCTCCTCCTGCTAATGTATAACTATCTGTATCTTTGTATCTAACTTTAGGTTGAGCAGGATTATTTACCGATTTCATAGTGCTATCTAATTTATCCATTAGTTGATTAATCCTAACTCTATCATTAGGTGTAACATCATTTCGTATCTTGGTTAAATATTTTTGTGCTTCTTCTATTTCGTATTTTAAAGAAGACTCGTCTAACTCATCTGCAAATTTAAAAATTTGATTTAAATGTTTATTAGCGGATACTAGGGACTCTTTAGATTGTTCTTTTGCACCACTTCTAAATAAAACAGTTGTATTAGAAAAATCTGCTATCTCATTTTGAATTCCTTGAACCACTTGTTTATGAGGTTCCATTACAAATGTTTTCACTTGCAAATGATTTACAGGATTATTTTTAATAATATCTAAAACGGATTTAGTATCTAATTTTACTCCAGATTGTTTCGCAGCATGTAATATTCCAGAAACTAAATTTCCACTTTTATCAAAACCTGCAAGTCCGGTATCAAATAATTCTTCTAAGGATACTCTTCCTTGATTGTTACCAGGAAACAATTCATTAAATAAATTTCCTCCCTCGTAATTTTTACCATATTGAAACGTTCTTCCATTGATGGTGTTTACATCAAACTCCATACCGGATAAGGGACTTTTTACTTTCTTGGTAGAACGAGTTAAAAAATGATCTAGCCATTCATCCGCAGTAAAGGATCCATTTCCTTTTGCCGTTGTCCAATCATATAATTGAGAACCATACATAGGACGATTGCCTATCTCACCCATATTCAAAGGGCCTTGATAAGGATTATCGGATGGATCAAATCGTACAGGAACTTGTCTTGTAGGAACAGGAACTTGAGGACGTTTTTGAACGCCTGTTACAATCGCTTCATCTACCGATTGAGGAACAGCTGGCTCCGTTGGTCGTGGTTCAGGTTTAGCTTTACCGAACCTTTTCCCAAGTGCCTTGAATAACGAACCGAGGCCACGGACCATGGTGCCTCCTATTTATCTTTTTTAGATTTATCTTTTTTAGATTTAGCGTATTCGTATCCTGCGCCAGCACCAAGTCCAACTTTAACAGCATCTTTTGCAGTTTTTTTTGCAATTGATTTTGTAGTTTCTTTAGCAGTTGATCCAAGAGTTGAAGCACCTGATAACATTGCTCTTCTCATTAAAAAAGCACCTGGTCCCGCTTTTTCTAAATCAGATTGCATTGGATTAATATCTACAATGGCTTTATAGCTTCCAAGTTTTTTTCTTCTTTCGATGAAATCACCATCTTTAGCTTTCATAACAGCCTTACCTTTTTTCATTCCAGGAAGAGGTTTCTGTATTAAATACTCATCGTCACCGAATCTGCCAACTTTTTTATTTTTCTTCATTGACTTTTCGTAAACTTTTTTTCTCAGCTTCTTCATAGTATCTGCAAGGTCACCTGTTTTAGCTTTCATGACACCGCCTGTTTTAAAAGAACCTTGTGTCATAGAACCTTTAGATTGTTTATATTCTTTTCTTTTTCTTTTTCTTTCCTTTTCAGATTTTCTGATTTCGTTTCCTATGTAACCTACAGTGCCTGCTCCATAAATTCCCATTGCACCTAAACCCATGTTCATTCCTGTATTTACTGTATCATAAGTTTCTCTAGACATTTTACCTGATCTTACTAATGGGTCTGGATGAAAATCTAAACCTCTTTCGTATTTATCTAAATACTTTCCTGACTTAGCTTTTAGCATGCCGCCTTTTCTTTTACCAACAGCACTTGATGCTTTTTCAACATCTTTTTTTGTCATTCTGTCTTGGTTACCAACTGCGTCTTTAGCTGTTTGAATGTCTTTGGTTGTCATTCT